CTGCCTCTTATTTAGAGACAGAGTATGAATATATCTACCTAGTTGTCTTTATTCTCAAATATCTCACCATACTCCCGGAATGACTTGCCCAGTGGTGAGATAAGCACCGACAGCGGCGACAAATCCAATCATCGCAAATCTTCCATTTAGGCGTTCTGCTGCTTCAGTAAAAATTTTGTCCATTAGTTTTTCTCCTTAAAAGGTTTCTGAAAGTTGATTAATAGCGTGTGCAAGAAGCACAAAGAAAGCAATACTAGTAACAGTAAAAATAACTTCAGTCATCAGAAGATTCCGAAGAAGAGTTTACCAGTGAAAGCATAAGAAATAGCGCCAGCAACAATACCGACCATTGCCCAGCGTCCATTGTAGGTCTCCTTTACTTCTGCGGGGGAGTACATCCCATAATTCTCATAATACATTTGCGGTTCTTTCGCAAACATATTCTGCTGCCCACGCTCATTAGTTGTTACGGTCATTTTCGTTTTATTACGAATTGTTACACAATTATATAGGAAATCTTAAGACCTGTCAAGGGGGTTTGGTCAGAAAACTCTAACTTTGGGGTTGAGACGGGTGGGTTATGCGACCTAAAAATGGATCATAATTCATTAAATCATCAATCTTCATATCGTGCCCCTGATTCTCCCAAAATTGGAGAAGACCGTCGTGGCTGGCTCGGTGAAAGTGGTCAATATGTTCTGGATGAATAGAAGACCCCAATTCAATCCTATAAAGAAAAAGAGGTATTGCGTAAGTATTTCCAGAGTTATAAATCAAGTCATCAGCAACTGCTCTGGGTTTTACTCCATTATCAAGTTTATACTTATCTTCTCTTATGTGAAACTTAATTAATTTTTCTGCGTGATGACGAGTAATCATATAAGCAGCAGTGGAAAAGTCATTGACAAATCTCTTATGAAGTTTAACGTGCAAATCTCCCGTACAAATAATCGCAAGTTGTACTACATCCCAATCATAAGGAACCTTAGCAGCGAAATCAGACCAGGTAAAGTTCCAGAATCGAGCAAGTTGTAAATCCACATCATCTTCCATAATAATCGCATAAGGACTATCAGAAGTCTCCATCCAATGTTTAATTGCCTTTAGATGAGATGTAGTACAACCAATCTCACCAGAAGTCATTGTGTCTGGATACCTACCTTTAATAATGTCACTCAGGTCATCATCTCTACCATCATAAGCAGAGATTCTTTCATAGTTCTCAATTTCCCAATACTTAAACTGACTTTCCATATATTCTTTTCTTTCTGGTTGCCCATCAAGATTCAGATAATAAATGGGAGCAATATTTTTGAGTTTATAAGCAGATTTATTTTTGTCCATTAGATTCTTGTCCAACGCTCAGGAATTAAATCTTTCGTATCTTTATCTTGATTATTTTCACTAAACCATTTTGTAGGAGCAACAACATTGACACTATTTGACAACCACGCACCCCACCAAGAGAATGAGGAGTTAGCAATAATGTGATGACTACAAAGACTCATCAGACACATATCCACATATTGGTCTCCAGATTCAGAAACCATAAAACGTTCATCTGAAAAGAATTCTTGCTCCTTACACCATTCTGGGTCATCGGAGAAAATAATCACAGGAAGATTTGAATCAAACTTCTGAAGTGCTGTTTGATAATACTCCAAGTCAAGAGCAGTATGATTTGGATTTTGAAGATAATCTGTGCGGCGAATGTGTAAACTAATCGCTTCACCAATAGAACCTACCATTTCTTTACAAGGTTCTAGAATCTCATCTTTGAAAGAAAAGTCAGCACGAATTTCTTCTTCAATATGCTGAAAGTATTTTTCAGTTTGAAAGAATCCAGCAAGAGTAATCTCATCTGGACACATATTAAAGAGAGTTTCATCAAAGTGAAAATGCCTTTCTTCTGCGACTGGTGCGTATCCCCTATCAAGAAGATTGATATTATGAGGTAACACACAAGTCATTTTAAAGGGATAGAAGAGTTCAATCTTCATATCAAATCCATAAGGGTCTTTCACAACTTGAGTATGATTCGGAATACAAAAATCATATCCACGATTACGGGCAATACCCCTCAAAGAGGCATACTGAAACATTTGGTTTCCTAAACGACCTAGTTTACCAAGATAATTAAACGCCAGCATTTAGTTGTCTCCTTCTCTCCTTAACATAGTTTTGGTCTTCATAATACCTTATTATAGCATCTTTGTCCAATTTTCTCATTGTTTGCCAAAGATTATGATTGTCCATAAACTTTGGATTATGATAATGGGAATTAAAAGTGCGAGAGTGGTCAAAGTGATAGACCATATCATTGACTCTTCCTACACGATAATCAAGTGCTTGTAGTCGATAGTAATACTCACAATCTTCGGCACCCCAAGAAATAAAGTTTTCATTCCACATATAAGAGTCAATATAAACTTGACGCTTAATCATCTGACCCCACCCCATTACAGAGGGTTGTAATTTACAGTTTGGTTGAATAACATTCAAATCAAACTTTGATTGAATGAAAGTATCAAACAAAGGAATTGGATAATCAACTGCCCATTGATAAACACCACACCCATAAGGATAGACAGCATCAAATCCACCTTGAGTAATCATATTATATGCCGTCACATAACTTGATACTGGATATACAACATCCACATCATAATTATAAACAACTTCAGTTCTTGAAGAAAGAAGAAGGTCGTTTAAAATACGTGTCTTATAGAAGAATTGATTGTTAGATTGCTCGAAGATATGATAAAGATTGGTTGGAGTGTCTCCAAAGATTTTTTCAATGACTGGAAGTGCCTTGTCTTGAAAAACTGATTGAGTATCATTTTCCTTGATAATAATTGGCGACTGTGGAAAATGATGTGTAATGTAACTGATTGAAGTAATTACATTTTTAAGTCGGTCTTCACTTTCAATCCGACAAGGCATTAGGAATGTGAGATTATTCATACTTCAATCCACCCAGAAGGAATCAAATCACCCATATTATAGTGACTATACATTGAACCAAACCAATTCTTTGGAGCAATAATTGGTTGAGATGGAGTGCGAATTAACCACGCTCCCCACCAACTCATTGTGCTGTTAGCAATGATACCCCCATTACATAGAGACATCATACACAAATCAAAGTAAGGAATCAGTGCTTGCTGTCTTCCTTGAAGAGTGTCACAAGTCTGAGGATACTTTTCAGTGTATTCCGAAAGCATAAATCGGTCGTCCGAAAATAGTTCCTGTTCTTTACACCATTCAATATCATCAGAAAATACAAGAACTGAAGAATCTTTATCAAAGTAAGTCAATGCTTTCTCATAATAAGAAATTTGACACGCTGGGTGTGCTTCTGGTTTTACCAAGTAATCTCCCCGACGAACGTGAAGGAAAATTGGATTATCAATCCCATCAATAATTTCTTTACAGGGTTCTAAAATCTCATCCTTAAAAGTGTAATCTTTACGAATGATATTACTCACATTTAAAAAATATTTTTCAGAAGTAAAGTAGTCGTGAAGATTTACATTATCTGGACAGGTATTAAAAAACTCAGGAATAAAATGAAACTCTCCTGTAGAAATACTCTGGGCATTTAGAATCCCAAAATTACTTTCTTGAACCGATTCCATTCGGAAACAATCAAAAAGACCATAGTTTGAATCACCATAACTATCTGGTCTTGGAATCAACCAATCAAATCCACGATGAGCAGCAATGCCACGAAGAGCAGCATACTGGAACATCTGATTACCTAGACGACCATTAGAACCAAGTCGGTTATAACTAATTGCCATCTCACTTCCTCACATAAAGAGCATCTCCCCACAGAGTTCCTGCCCAATCAGTCTCAACTCTTTCCATATTGTAACCAGACAAAAACTCATCAAGGTCTTCTACAAAAGCATTTCCTTCATAGAGTTCATCACGATTGATTTCACAATACACATAATCAACGTGCTTCATAGTTTCAGCACCACCTTTTAGAACTTCAAGTTCATATCCCTGAACATCCATATTGATAAAGTTGAAATTCTGCGTTTCTTCAGCAAAACTATCCAACCTCTTCATTTCAACTTCTTCAGTTCCGGGAAATCCAACGCCGGGATGAAGTTGAAGATGAACCTTTGGACGTAGAACAGAACTGCTAATCAGGTCATTGTCACTCAAATACATCGTGACATTTTTCTCCTCATTACCTAGAGCAACTTGATAGGCAGAAATATTAGCATTGACATCTGCCATTCTCTTTTCAAGAATATTAAAGTTCAAACTTACAGGTTCAAACATAATAATATCTTGAATACCATTATCTACATATTCTTCAATTTCTTGTCCTCGATGAGCACCAATATGGATAATTCCTTTAATATCCATATTGTATTTTTTCACCATAGTGGTAAAACTTAAAATCATAGTTCCTGTAAGTAAGTTTTATAAATGTAATCTTCGTTGATTAGAAAATCTTTAACGATTTCTAGATTCTCTTTCACCGCTTCCAGTTTATCATAATATACTTCTTCTGTCAATTGAGAAATATCAAAATCATCGGTGAGTGTAATAATTCCTTTTGGATTAAAAAACTTACCAATGTCTGGAGAACCATAGTAAATTGGAATTGTTCCAGTAGCAAAACAATCTTGAATCTTTTCAGTGAAATAAGATTCATAAGAAGCATTTTCAATCGAAACCGAAAACATATAATCAATTAGACCTTCTTCTTTGGTATGAATCTCATTAAATCCTCTACCATAAAAATCAACTTGACCCTGAAGTTTTTGTGCCCAAGACAAACGATACTGATGCCCCTCACACATTACTTTGTTTGAGCAAATCATTGATACTAATTTACTCTTCTCATAAAGTTTTGGTTCAGTAATCCAACTTCCATATAAAGGAGCAAACTTAAACTTTGAGTGAAGTTGAATTAGTTCTTGATGATGAGTAAAGATGGCATCATAAACACGAACATAATGAAGATAATTTCTCTTCACATCTTCCAATACATCTGGGCAAATGTTTGCTGATTCTAGCAACCAAGCATACTTTTTCTTACTAGAATCATCATCAAAAGCAAGACCAATGTATCGGTCTATATAAAAGGTTTCTTCTGCTCCAGAATCGACCCACTCTATAAACTTTGATTCTTGTTTATGAATTGAAGATGCTTTATTTCCGTTATCATAATTATTGAATCCAGCACCAACTAAATTATACTGTTTTTTCTTACTCATATATAATAAAGATTATATGTTATTATGAAAATAATTTCCTTTTCATTATACGGCGACAACCCCAAATATACAATAGGGGCAATCAAGAATTCAGAATTGAAAGAAACCTTTTTTCCTGGTTGGGAAATGAGAGTCTATCATAATGACTCTGTTCCTAATTATGTATTAGAGCAACTGGAAGCGAATAATGTTGTTCTAATCAATACTGGAGTAGAACAAGGAGTATGTAACGCAATGTGGCGTTTTGCTCCAGCATCAGAAAAAGTAGAGTGCTTCATTTCCAGAGATTGCGACTCACGTCTGTTTGAACGTGATGCGGTTGCTGTACAGGAATGGTTAGAATCTGGAAAGTGTTTTCATATTATTCGTGACCATCCCGGCGGTCACGCTTGGGAAATCAGTGCTGGAATGTGGGGAGCACGAGGTTGCTTTGTAGAAAACATTCAAGAAAAAATGAATGAATATATTCAAACAAGTTCTTGGGTGACTGATAGAGCAGTAGACCAAAGATTTTTACAAGAAATTATTTACCCCAGAGCAGTTGAGAGTTTGTTTCTTCACGATGAATACTTCAATTATGAAGGTATTGGAACTCCAATCAAAAGAGACCGCAAGTTAGATGACTTTGCTTTCATTGGAGAACCATTTGATGAAAATGATAATCAATTATCAAATCATCGTGATATGATTATTCAAAGATACTGAAGACCTTCAGGTAGAATCTTATGGTGATACATATCCATATTTTTATGGTAAATTAGATGGTCTTCGGGATGAGAAGTTGCTACTTTTCCAGTAGGAAGAGAGCAAACTTTAATATGTCTCAAATCTTTAACTTTATATCCAAACTTATAAGCACGATATGACATATCCCCATCAGCACAATAATACTTATATTCTGGATTATACATTCCAATTTCTCTGAATATCTTCTTACGATACAATCCATAATTCATTACAATTTCCCCACCAGAATCAGCAATATTACACAGACACCATCCTTCTGTATGATACATTCCATTTAACCACTCTGAGTTTTTTGCGTCTTCATAAGTTCCATACTTCCAGTTAAAAAGATAGAAGTCGTGATTTGATTGAAGTTCTAGAAAAACTTCACTCCACTCATTACATAGTATTACATCATCATTCCACTGACAAACAACTTCGTGAGTTGCTGCCTGAATACCAAGATTCATAAAGTGTGGGTATGAACTTCTACCTCCAACCTCAATCAATTTAATCTGTGGATGATTCAGTTGCTTGATATAATCAATCGTCCCATCATTGCTACCACCATCAACCAGTACCAACTCTAATCTATCATCAGAAAATACAGTATTTTCAATTAGAGTTGGAAGTAATCTGATGCGATTAAGTGTTCCCGTTACGATGCTAATCATTTGTTTAGATAATTAACGAATTGGAAATTGTTTACTCCCATAATAAGAGATAGTAAACTAACGTTCGAAAAACTATACAAAAAGTGACTACACTTTGAAAGTAAATAAACGCTAGATAATACTTCTTCATTTATTTGAGAGCGATTGAAGCAATTATGATGAATAGATTGAGACCCACTACTGATTTGAAGAGAGTCATCATAAACAATTCTCCCACCATATCTAGTCAACAAACCGTCCAAATAATACTTATCGTCTGTAGCAACAAATATTTTTTCTTTTTTTACCCCATCAATTAAATTGAAAATATTTTGTATTTCAATTTCTGGAATTTCTTGTTTCTTATCCGTACCTCTAATTTGTATTCCTAAAGTATTTTCATCAATACCTAATTCTAATCTTTTTGTTTCAAACTTATCCAGATATTCATCTTTGATTTTGAGGATATGATTATAAACTTTATTTTTAATTTTTAGATTATTTAAGTTCGCTGGTGTATGAGCATTATACTGTCCCTGATAAATTTGATTTGAAAAATATCTCTCCAACCACCAAGATCCTACATCGTAGGCTTGTGTAGTTTTTGGTGAAATATTATCAAACAAACTTAAAGTTTGAGTTTCAGATATTTCAATATTGAAATTATCATTTATAATATAATGCTCAAGTGCCATATCAATAATTCCACAAACGATAGAACAAAACCCCTTATAAGGATAGTTAAATCGTGGGTCGGAATAAGATATATAACCAGTTTCAGTCAATTCCAATTACCTCATTCAATCCTTTTGAATGAATTGCTGCAGGATAATTTCGAACATAGTTATGACGATAAACTTTTGGTTTATCCATTTTATAAGAATTAACCAAGTCCAAAAATCCTGTTTGCATCATATGTATTTCTTCAGCATTTTCAAGTAATTTAATATAATCAAACATCTTGAATTGATAATCATTACAAATTACTTTATATTCACTTGTAACCTTACTCATATCAATATTATATCCCCTTTTTGGGTCATCCAAAACAAAGATATACTTTTCACCATCAGGATTTAAAGTTTTACAGACCTCATCTTCTTTTTCAAGGTCTCTCTCAAAATAAAACTCATCAAATCTGGTTTGAAAGTCAAGACCAGCAAGATAATAAAATGCCTCATCAAAAGTCATTCTATCCAAACAACTATCTAACTTAGAGAATCCTGGTTTGATTAAATTAGTTTTAACTGTTGAATTATTCTCTACAAATCTTATTGCTTCTTCCTCAATATCAAAGTTGAAAATTTCTAGATTATCCAAATCACGATACATATAACTCACATTATCATAATAATGTGTATAACAAAATAATACTAGGTTATCATATTTTTTACAGAAATGACGCACCATACCATTACAAATAATGTGGTCACCAAGTCCCAAATGGTGATGGATATATTTGAGTGACATATCACTCAACTCCCTTATAATGTTTTACAGAATCCTCACGTAGAGTTCTTCCTGTAGCAATTGAGTTATCTACTAAAAGATTAACTGCTTGTACAAGACGAGGACGCTTTACTTTAAAGCAAATATCAATCTTACGCTTCAGGTCAGCAATTTCAGTATCAGTCTTTGCTTCTTGAATTGCGTCTTCTAACATCCACATACGGGTATGAAGAATTGAAAGTTTCTCAATCACTTCACCAAGATTGTCTGTTTCGATATATTCAACATCAGGAAGTTCTCTACTAGAAAGAACCTCATTAATTGTTTCTTTAATACATTCATCAATTAAATCGCCAAACTTACTCATAATTCTCCTAAAATAGTTTCTAGTAAATCCATATCTTTTTTAGAAACAAATTGATTGTTTCCAATGTAGACTCCGTTTTCGTGAATGATATCTACATTTAGGTTTTCAGTTTTACCGCTGATAGAATAATCTTTAAGATAAGGTTGTCTTAAAAGATTACCTCCAACAACAGGTCTATATTCAATTTTATATTTGTTCAATAAAGAAATAAGTTTAAACTTAATTTCCTTTGTTTTGCAAATGAAAGGAAAACAAAAACAACTGTTTCCTTCATTATACACTATTGAGTAAAAATTGTTTCTATTTTTTAAAGATGACATAATTTCTACAAATCTAGAATATGTCCTATTTCTATTCCAAATAAACTTGTCCAATCTCTTGAGTTGAGATAAACCCAACACTGCACCAAACTCAGTATTTCTAAAGTTATATCCATCACTTACAAACAGAAAAGACTTTTCTATTTCTGGATTCTGATTATGATAATATTTGAATTCGTCTGAAACTCTTGCAAGACCGTGTGACCTTTTCATTTTCATCAGGTCATATAGTTCCCAACTATTAGTGGAAATCATACCACCCTCTACTGTAGACATATGGTGCCCAAAGTAAAAACTGAATGTGGACCCAAGACTAGTTTTACCTATCTTGTTTCCACTTTTATCAAGACAACCATGAGATTCACAAACATCGTCAATAAACAAGGCATTAGGAAATATCTTTTTATATTCCTCAATTTCAGCGGGGATACCTAATAGATGAGTCACAAATACCAATTTAATATCAGGGTGTAACTCAGCAATCGTTTTAAGATTACTCAAATCAAAACTATAATTTTCAAGATTCACATCACAGAAAATTGGAGTAAGTCCTAGTTGAATAATTGGATTGATATTTGTAACCCAAGTGCAGGAAGGAACTAATACTTTATCACCCCTTTTCAATCCATACTTTTCTATAATTGAAGAAACTAACAAAAAATTTGCAGTGCTTCCAGAAGTTACAAACAAAGAATATCTACATCCCAACCATTTTGACCACTCTTTTTCAAATCGCTCAACATTTTTACCTTGAGTAAAATTATTAGAAGTTAAGACAAACTTGGCGAGTTTCACTCTATCCCATAAAGAAATAGAGTTTTTCATTAGTGGCCATTTATAGACGGACATAAGTACTCCTATTTTGAAGAAACCACTTAACTGTAATTTTCAATCCATCTTCAAGGGTTGTTTTTGATTTCCAACCTAGTGAATCCATTTTACTAGTATCAAGTGCTCTTCTGGGCGTTCCATTTGGTTTCGTAATATCCCAAACTATTTTACCTTCATATCCAACTTCTCTAGCAACCAACTCAGAAAGTTCTTTAATACTTACTTCTCTCTCAGGACCAATATTAATGATTTCTGGGTCTTCATAGATATTCATTAGAAAGACAAGTCCATCTGCAAGGTCATCAGAAAAAAGAAACTCTCTAGTTGGACTACCATCACCAAAGCAGGAAACGCTTTCTGCATCGGAATCCTTTGCACTAACAAACTTATTAATAAAACTTGGAATTACATGACATTGCTCAATGATAAAATTATCATTGATACCATATAGATTATTGGGCATCACAGATACAGTTGGGAATCCATACTGCTCAGTATACTTTTTACACATCATGTATCCAGCAATTTTTGCTAGAGAATATGAACTGTTTGTTTCTTCAAGAGGTCCAGTCATCAAATATTCCTCTTTGATAGGTACTGAAGCATGTTTGGGATAAATGCAAGCAGACCCTAAAAAGAGTAACTTTTTACACCCATTACGATATGCTGCATCAATTACATTTGTCTGTATCTGCAAATTTTCACGAATAAAATCTGCAGGCATTGCTTTATTGTAACCAATACCACCTACCTTTGCCGCACCCAGAAAAACATAATCAGGTCTTTCTGTAGCAAAAAATTCATCAACATCTTTTTGAATTCTCAAATCTAATTGTGCTCTAGAGCGAGTCAAAAGATTTGTATATCCATTAGAAGTTAAGTGTCTACAAATCGCAGACCCAACAAGACCTCTGTGTCCTGCAATAAAAATTTTCGAATTACTGTCCATAAATGCACATGTCCTCAACTAATTGTTTGAAAGAAATTTTAGGTTCCCAACCTAGTTTTTCTTTTGCCTTTGTGGCATCACCTAACAAAGTCTCTACTTCAGCAGGTCGAAAATATTTAGGATTGACTCGAATGACCGTTTTTCCAGTGCTTCTATCAATACCAACTTCATCCAAACCTTTACCTTCCCATACAATATTCATACCAAAATAAGGTGCTGCCTCTTCGACAAACTCACGCACCGAATATTGCTCCCCTGTAGCAATCACATAATCATCTGGTTTAGCTTGCTGGAGCATCAACCACATTGCCTCTACAAAGTCTTTTGCGTGACCCCAATCTCTTTTTGCGTTGAGATTACCTAACTCAAGAATATTTTGTTGCCCCGTAGAAATCCTTGAAAGTGCTCTAGTAATTTTACGTGTTACAAAAGTTTCACCACGACGAGGGGACTCATGATTGAAAAGAATGCCAGTGCAGGCATACATTCCATAAGATTCACGATAGTTTTTCGTAATCCAATACCCATAAATCTTAGCACATCCATATGGAGAACGAGGATAGAATGGAGTAGTTTCTTTCTGAGGAATTTCTTGCACTAATCCAAATAACTCACTGGTTGATGCTTGATAGATTTTTACCTTAGATTCAATTCCAAGCAAACGAACTGCTTCAAGAACACGAAGAGTTCCAAGAGCATCTACTTGTCCAGTATACTCGGGAGTTTCAAAAGATACTTTTACATGACTTTGGGCACCAAGATTATAAATTTCATCTGGTTGAACTTTTTGAATAATACCAACAAGGTTTGTAGAATCTGTTAGATCTCCATAATGAAGACGAAGTTTTGGATAAATGTGATCGATACGAGAAGTATTAATTGATGAAGATCTTCGAACAATACCATGAACTTCATATCCTTTTTCTAAGAGAAGTTCGGCAAGATATGATCCATCTTGCCCAGTAATACCAGTAATTAATGCTTTTTTCATAGATTAAATTCTCCCATAATCGTCTTTTAGTCTTACAATATCTTCCTCAATACAGGAGGATCCGACTTGAACTTCTACAATCATTATACCACAAGTTTCACCATAAATTCTATGGGTTTCTTTCAGTGGAATAAAAATGTAATCTCCAACTTGCACATCATTTACAATACCATTTAATTCAATCTTACCAGAACCTTCTACAACTATCCAATGTTCTGATCTATGTTCATGATATTGTAAAGATATTTTTTGCTCTTTTTCTACAAACAGTCTTTTGACTTTGTATCCAGAATCATCATATAAGTTTTGATACCATCCCCAAGGTCTTTCTACTTTAATCATACTTCACAATTTGTAAAATCTATTTGACCATTTCTGGTTGCCCAGATTGGATATTCTCTACCATAAGTGTTCCAGACTTTTGCTTGCTGATGACCTACAGGAACTCCAGACATTCCAGCAGCATTCCAAATGGTTTCATATGTATCATCTTCGTGAAATGTAAAGTCGTGAGTTTCTGCTTTTTGCTTCAGAAGTAAAGACCAAATGGATTGGTCGTGACGGTTCTCTATAAAAATAGAATCATTTGGTGAAGATGACGGACTATCATCTAGATATTTTCCATTATCTTCGACACAAATATCAATCCATTTTTGAACTAACTCACGAATCATAGGAGTGTTCTTCAAAAAGAAGATACCAGAAATAATCTGTCTGGTCATAAGATAATCATCATTATCACCAATAATGTGACGATAAGTATCCATTTTAGTCCATTGTGCTTCTGGTAAATCAAGAGTGAAAAAAACTCCCTCAGTTTCAACAGACTCTTCATAATACTGTTGGAGTTTCTCTAACCCATTCTTATTCAATTCACATCCAGAATCAATGTAAAGAAGCACTTCATTTTCAGGAATACTCTCAAGTGCTTTTAAAACAAAGTAAGGTTTACAAGCATAATAACCATAATATCGTCCAGGCATTCCTGTGCGAGGTGCCATCATTGGTTCCGCATAAGTTTTCCAGAAAAGATTATCCTCTAAATCAGATTCTCCAAACTCCAGAATAGATTCAAATACTTCAAAGTTTTCTGCTTGTCTTCTAATGCGATTCTTACCCAAAGAGAAATTATTATCTCCAAAGTAAGTTAAATGTAATTTCATACACAACTAATTTCCATTTTGTTATTATACCAAAAAAGGAGAGTTTATGCAACTCTCCTTACTCAGTTTATGCAGGCTCGCCACCTATTTTTTTTGACGAACGGAAAAATAGGAAACCGTTGCAGATGCTCCGCACCAGTTGGCATATTTAAAGACCCTTACCAACGGGGTCAGAAGGGGTCAGATTGACTCCACCACTTGGTTTTACGAAACCAAGAAAAGTTGGGTTAACTTTGATAGTTCGGTGATACCAAAGAATGCTATCAGAAATAGTACATCCCAAAGTTTAAGTTTGATAGCAAAAGGAATACCAAGGAGTCCCCCGATAAACTTTATCATCAAACCATTTTTAAAATCTCCCCACAACATAGTTTGATAACCAAGTAAGAGGAGAAAGTTCCCGATATATCTCAGGACACTTGTTTTAGACATAAGGGGTTTGCTCCCGACCAGTGCTGTTTAAGACCATCCGTGTCTATGTATAATGACGGTAGGCAGGCACACCATCTGGATCTAACCAGCAGGTATAATCGTGGTCTTCCATTGCCGTCATCAATTGCATCCCATTATCTAGAAGATACATATCCCGATATCGTCCAGTGTAGGAATCTACTTTCTGAATACGATAATCAGGTTTCCCGTTGATTTCCAAGGTGCCGACTTGGACGTAACGATAAGGAAAACGCTCAAGGAGGACAGTGGGTTTCCTAACGACTCTCATCAGGCAACCTCAACGGTTTCAAGATCTTGAGCGATATAATCAATAAGCATTTCATAATCGTCAAGGGGGTCACCAGAAAATACCACCCCTTCGTTTTCGTAGAAGCGACGGACCTTTTTATAAAGTTTCGGATTCTTTACATCAAGGTAGATTTCCCCGTTAGCAGCAGAGCGAAGAGTGCTAACATCCTTTTTGAACTTTTGAATCAGAGACATTGTTTTGAATTGTTGCCTTAGTATTATAAGGGATTGGGAGTCTTAAGTCAAGTAGTCCAGATTGAAAACTGGACATCGGGCATAAAGGATTTGAACCTTTGACCTTCCCGCCCCAAACGGGACGCGCTACCAAACTGCGCTAATGCCCGTAGACCACCGTTATTTATTTCGGTGTATAAGCATTATACCTATAATGGGCGGAATAATCAAGCCCCCTCCACAAAGTCCCAACCAGACTGGACTTGCTGCAAGTGTTTCTACAAGATGAAAAATCATATTCCTCTCCAATTTTTATATTCGTAATGAAAGTATTGGTCTACTGTGTTGTCCAGTGGTGGTGTTACGTCCCAATCTGCCCACTCTCTACAAAACTGTTTGATATATTCATCATTTAATACACTTCTACCATAAGACCTTACAAAACAAGTCATCGCAAAGTTATACCTTTGTTTAGTGAGGGTAAGCATTGTTCAAACCCCATTGAATGAATAGAGCAACACTAGAGAATAATATAATGGCAGTTATGTAAGTTTTATCCATCTTCTTCGTCCTCATAAGTTGAAGGTTCTTCAAAAAGTTCTTCTGTTTTTTGTTTTAAAACTCTTCTTTGGAGTTCTTTTATATCTTCTTCTGTAATTATTGCCATTAATTTAATGTAATTTTAAGAAATGGTAGTAATGGTGGAATAGCGCCTACAAGTCTTAAGAGTCCTTCAGCAAATAGAGCAAGAACCACCCAACCGACGCACATACTAATGATAGAAGCATTACGGTTGTGTCTTCGTATAGCAGCATCAATCATCTCCTGCACTTCACTATGACTTACCAATTTATCATGAGGTTCTATCACTTTTCATCTCCAAGAATCTTTGCTAGGGGATCTTTTTTTGTCTTTACAATTTCACACGCTCTTCGGTAAAACATATTACCAGTATTACCAGAGGCTTCAAATGTTTCTTTGATTTTCACCCAATTTTGGTAAGTATGATCATCCATTGGGATTCTTTTTAGAATACTACTAGTTATGTTAGTGAGTATTTTAAGAGTGTCTAGTTTGTTAGGATTTGATAATACTGATTAAGAAATTATTAAACGGAGAGAAGGCGAGTCGAACGCCTAAGGGCTTTAACACCTCAACGCTTTTCAAGAGCGGTTCCGTCACCAATCGGATTGTCTCTCCAAGTATGATATAATGTACTATATTTATTTGATTTCGACAAGTGCTTATCAGACCGTCACAAAAAAGAATTGAGTTTGAGAAACTACTCAAAGAACTTGGTTATAAGGATCGCCTACCAGTCTACCCAAAAGAGAATAAAAGATATCAACAAGTCAATTTTAAGTGTTCCGATGGAGCAATGGCAATTTATACATTTCTTATAATGTATCAGACCAAGAAAAGTTATTTATATCTTGAGTTTAAAGATCATTATAACTCACCCCAACTTAAAGAAAAAATCAAAGCACTTGCCCATAAAATCTACTTTTATGAGAAGACCCGCCTTATGGAAGTTGGATGGGAAGTCAAATACACCAAACAACCGGATAAATTTTCTCTTGAAGAAAGAAAACAAATCTTATATCACTTTATAAAATACACTTATGAAAATCTTAAGAAAGGTATGGTAAATATAACACCAAGACCTGGTGATATTTTAGCAGCAAAACCACATGGACCAAAGATTAATGAAGGGTTCACAGAATCCTCATTAGTTCTTGGAAAACATCAAAGGTCTTTGGTTGCTCGTAAATTTGGTTTTGGCAAATTACTAGATGATGGATTTCAATATGCTCGTTATGATGAAAACTGTATTTTAAAACCGATTTAAAATGGAAAAAAATTTTAAACAATTTTTTGTAGAAAATAAAATTACGGAACAAAAAATATATCCCCCATCAGAAATTTTTAAAATACCAATAAAAAACGAATTTGAAAATATTTTAGAAATTAATATTGTATATAAAATATTTGCCAATAAAATTAGTTTTATTTATTGGGACTATGAAATTTACAATAGTTTTAAAAGAAGTCAATATTTAATTAAAAAATTAGACTTAAATATTGAAAGTAGAGTTGGAAAAATTGATTGGGAAGTTAATCATAAAACTAATCCATCTCTTTTTACTTTGGAGCAAAATAAAAAAATATTATTTTCATTTGTTAAAGGAGCGAAGAAAAGAATGCGGGGAGATATTAAAAATTCACCAAAACCTAATGATATTTTGGTTAGTATTCCTTGGGATGGGTCATTATTTGTTCATATAAATCATCCAGAAAATGCAAGAAAAAGATCAGTTTTAAACTATAAATTTGGATTTGGAAAAATAGATCAATACGGATATCAATACGCAAAGTATGATAAAAATTTAAATTTACAACCTATCTGACTTCAAAGTCTAGACGACGAACTTTACGCTGCCTTCTTGCTTCCTGAAATGCCAAGTCTTCGCTTGAAAGCACACCAGATTTTTTCTGATTTCCATAAGAATTAAGCATCACCACTTGACCCAAATCAAATGCTGATACAACTCCATTACGAATGGTTGCCATATTTGGACAACCACAAGACACTGATTTTCCAGAGATGCCTTCTAACTCCTTACCACAGGAGCGGCATCTGATTCTTATATTTTCCATTGTATTTCATTCAGTAAATGATCTTAACATCCAAATAAACTTTCCGTGTGCTTCGTTTAAATCGTCAACAAGATTCGTGGTTCCTCTTGACTTTTGTGATTCTGCTTCTTCTGCAACTTGTTTAAGAAGATTGACAAGAGTTTCATTATCAGAAATCAAGTCTTTCACCATTCCCATATCATCCAACTTATTATTTGCTTCTAAAATGTGAGAAACTTCTGTGACTCGGGAAAGAGTGCTGACTGGTTTAATATTTAGATATCTCATATGTTCTGTGAGACGATCAATCTCCTCAAACATTTCTTCATACTGCTCTCCAAAAACTTTATGAAACTGATAAAACTCCGATCCCACCACATTCCAATGATAGACCCAAGTTTTTTGAAACAGGACAAATAAACTTGCCTGAGTATCAGAAAGAAGTTTGTATAACTTTTCCATTATACCATATTTTTTAGGTATTTATAAAGTGGGCGGTGAGGGATTCGAACCCCCGTCCCTTTCGGTGTAAACAAAACGCGCTACCACTGTGCCAACCGCCCATAAAAAGTCATTATCGACTTATGAGATATTCTACTGTATTTGCGATATCATTCATCGCATCACGAAGATTTTCTCTTTGACCTGACTCCATTTTAACAACTGGTCTAGAATCCTCACAGAGAGTCCATCTCCATTGATTCATCTCTTTACAATACCAAAGATTAATTTTCATTCTTATAATGTTGTAGTTTAATCCAATTAATCAGAGCATAAACTTCAGATGTAGAATAATTATTCATTAACTCTGGTTCTTGAAGATAAGATTCAAGAGCATCAATAACAAGTTGCCTATCACGCTGGGAAATTAGAGACATAAACCTCCTAACTTGTTTCTTATTATACTAAAAAGGGGAGTTGGTTGTCAACCCCCCATTACATTATATATCAGAAGATCAGAACGTGAACTTCGTCTGAATCACGCCACCAACGTTGGATGAAGCACCGTTAAATGCTTGATTGTTGGAAGCATAGAACAGAGCAGGAGTGATGCTGATGTTGTCGCTCACACGATAACGATAGAATACTTCCCACATCGTTGCATTAGCAGGCAGTCCTTGAGCATTTCCAGGTTGACCAACAGCAACACCTGCGGCATTACCCTTCGCAAAGACATCAGACCACTGAAGACCTGCCATCCAAGTTTGGGAGTTGGTTGCGTTAGAAGGAGTCGAAGGACCAGCAACGTAGTTCCAACCATAAGCAGCAGAAACAGAAGGAACCCAACCAGACTGAAGAGGTTGCCAGTATGCGTTAATAGCATAACCGTTAGAACCTTGATTTGCACCCAGAGTTCCACTAGCACCATTCAGACCATTAAAGGTGCGAATACGAGTGCCTTGAGTGCCGTAACGATAACCGAAAGCAACACCCCAGTTAGGAGCACGATAACCAAGTTGTGCCAGAGTATTCAGACCACCAGTGGAGTTGAATACGCCAGTTGAACTATTATCACCGTCTTGAGCAACATAGTTAATTCCAGCAACGATTCCACCTTTCTTACCAGGTTGAACATACTGAACACCAAAACCTTGACCAGTTGCCTTGTTATAAACACCGGGAACACCAGCAACAGTAAAGAAGTCAAGAACTTCCGAACGATATGCAGTAGGAATCCATGCCATTTCAGTGTTACGAACCAGAGCACCAGCAGTCAGAGTCACACCCTTTGCCAAAGCAGGGAAACTGTAATACAGACGGTCAATGATTACACCATCAGCAGTGGTTTCTGCTTTATCCAGTTTGAAGAGTGACGACGAAGATCCGAAAGGTTGAGCACTGAAGTTACCACTACGCAGACGAGTGCGAAGCAAGTCTTTACCAGTGAACGAAGTGTCAAAGTTCAGACGGAGGTCATAGTTGAAAGCAGTGTTTCCAACTTGAGTGCCGTTACGGAGATTTGCACCATTGACACCACCAAGAATGAAGTTTGCTTCACCACGCAGTTTGGTAGTAGTGGAGAATTGTTGTGCCTGAAGGACACCGACTTTTTGCTCCAGACCATCAACACGACCACGCAGAGTGGCAAGTTCGGTTTGGAATTCAGCAAGCAGACGACGAAGTTCGTCAGTGGTTTCAGTAACACGGTCAAGGCAAGCATTCAGAAGTGCTGCTGCCTCAAAACGGGTCATTGCCTTTCCACCACCAAAGGTGCCGTTAGGATAACCGGCAACACAACCGTAGCGTTCTACAAGATTAGTGAGTGCCTGATATGCCCAATCGGTAGGACGGACATCAGAGAATTGTGAAATGCTTGTAACCTGACTCTCAGAGTATTGATTGACTGCTACCATATTCAGGTCTGCGGCATTCGCAGTAACAGGAGCAACCATTCCCAGAGCAACAGGTGCAAGCATCAGTTGATTTAATTTCATATAGTTTGTTAAGATTTACAACTACGAAGGTTATTTAGACGCCCTGAGATTTATAGGGCAAGCGGATGACCCGATTCGAACGGGCGACGAACTGCTTGGAAGGCAGCCATTCTACCACTGAATTACATCCGCAAAGTGGGAGATTGCTCTCCCAGCACTTCCTTCACACCAGAAGAATATAAGACAAATATTATAATTTGTCAAGCCCCATAACAGAATTGAACTGTTCTCTGCAGTTTACAAAACTGCTGCATCACCACAATGCTTATAGGGCGTGACTCCCATCGTAGGTACTGCCCCTACCAATCTCCGATTAACAGTCGGGCCCGTTCGCTTGCTCGGTCGATGGGAATAATGGTAGGAGGGATTTCTATGTGCGGACAGAATCACCTTTCCCTTCATCCAGACACAGAATACTAGACCGGCGAGAGGGGTTGCACTTCCTACGTTTTGATGGAGTAAGTATAATATATCTCATAAGGATATAACAGAGACTTACCCTCTATCAGTTTATATATGGAGCATTATACTCCAAGCGACTCAGGTTGGGGTCGAACCAACGACCGACTGCTTAGAAGGCAGTTGCTCTATCCACTGAGCTACTGAGTCAGGGACCTCCCATCTTTATCGACCCAGTGGGCAGGGAGGGGCAGGACTTAAACGAAGTTTGGACCTCCGCTGCCTATGAGACTATTATAGAACCTTTCAAGCAACCCGTCAAGTCTCTTCTGTAACTTCAGTTACTGCTTCTGGTTGCGGAAGAGTGACTCCAATTTGATTCAAATATTCGATAGCACCCTGAACTTTCCAAAAAAGTTCTCTATTTTGACTCATCTGTTGTTCTAGACTATTTCTTTGCTCTAGAAGATTTTTAAGATGTTCTTGTTGTTCTGTCACTTGGTTGCCTCCTTACGAGCATTCTTTTCTTCGGTGATTTCAGTCCTACGGGACTTGACTAGTTTAGCAATCTCTTGCAGTGCTTTGCGAGCACGTGTTCCTGCCGCATTATTTCCGGCAGCAAACTTTTCGTCTTCTACTTTCCACGCTTCAACAGCATTCAGTAGTTCTTGTGATACGGACATAATAATCTTGAATAAAATAAGATATGTTTATATAGGTAATTAATTGCAGTCTTCAATCCAAGAAGAACATTTTCTCATTGGTGGAGAAAGTGCTTTACATTCATCAGTATAGCATAAAGTATCATCGTTTGGTTCTTCAAGATACTTTGGTTGATATTTTTGATCTGCCTTTTGAATAATGCGATTATATTCTGGAGTTACATCACGAATTGCTTTATCTACGTCTCTGATAATTCTACGATTTAATTTTTCAGGATCTTTAAGTATAAACTCATTAAGGATAGTTTGTGGGAAATACTTTCTTTGAATTTCGTCCAATAAGTCCCAAAGTCCATTTTGCGATACTCCTGTACATTGTGAGAGTGCTGCAATTATAGAAGACAATACAATTCCTACAATTGCATATTGTTTTATAGTTGGTTTCTTTTTACCAAATTTGAACATTAGAAAGGCAAATCGCTACGTTTAACTCTATCCCTCATTGCTCTACTTCTTTCATCGTGCCTTGCTGACGCCTCAATATCACCTCTTTGAGATGCTTCTTTTGCTGATTTTTGAGCACGAGTCATTTGGTTTCTAATTCTTGCTTCTTTTTGTTTACTCATTCCTTGATAGGACATTTCAGAAATAAACTGTTGAAAGGTTTTCATTTTACTAAAAAGGGGAAGTAGAAACATTCCCCTATATTTATTCTATTGTGTCAAACTTCTACCTTAATCAGACGGGAAGCATAGTCACGTGCATATGAGGTACGAGCACCGTGATGCCCCCACCCGATCCAACTGTACGCATAGTCCATATAGCGATTGATTGATTTGCCGGGAGTTTTCATTCTTCCCTCAATCTCTTGCCATTGAACCTCATTAGTCAGATAACGAAGTTGCGTGTGAAGTGATGATGGCGAACCACCGAACTTCCTAGCAAAATCACCCAATCCATAATACCTGTTGGCAGATGTCCATTGGATAATTCCAAAACCACCATTGCAGTTATGGTATCCAGTTCTGCTACCACCTTCACAAATGTTAGGAACAAAAGTAGATTCCTGACGAATATTGCCCATAATGGTAGCAAGGGCGTTTCTGTCTTTAATACCACGATTCTGGAAGTATGCCAGAGTAGCATTCTCATGTTCATTACACCCTTTACAAATTAACCTTGTCTCTTTAGATTTTTCGGGAGCAACCTCGCGGATTGCTGTCTTTGATGTAGGCTCCTCCTGAATAATAGCGAAAGGTGGATTGTTCACCGGCGGAGGCGGAAACACTGAAGGCAGTGATGCCGTTGTGGTTGTAACCGTTGCCAGAAGAGGCAGGGTTACTGTAAAGAAGTTTTGCATTTAAATTAATTGAACTCTACATCCGTATAGGTAAAGGAGAAGTTCCCCTTTCTCAAGGGGCAGTACCCACGGCTCTAATTGTCACGTCAAAGACTCATTGTAAAAAACCCTACTCATAACAGGGACCCCATATGGGATTTTACATAATAAGTTAATATTTAGTGTTTGTCAAGTATAACAGTTTGTAAAGTGGCACATAAATAAATTGTTATGCCTTCACACCAATGGCAAAATCAGCAAATAAAGGCAAAAAAGGATCAAACGGATCCAAACAAAATCAAGGTAATGCGACTGCGAAAAAAGCAAAAAACGGTGGGAAGAAAAAGTGATATATGCCAAGAGAATTCAACACTCCAGTTAGAGAGCCTTGGAATCCAGTTATTAAAAAGTGTCTTGATGCGATAGACACTCATATCAAAATACACCTTGAAACAGGTGATGAATGGCATTTATCACAAGCAGAAGTATTAAGACAATATGTAAGAGACCTAAAGACCTGGATATATCGGCAGGAAAACTTTTAAGAATTCCAAAGTTTTCCTTCTGCAATTCTTCTTCTTCGTAATCCTGCTTCCACTTTTGTGCCAGGATTACGATACATTTCCAACGTCGCAGGAATACCTTTCCAATCCCTTTCTCTTAACTTTCTGGAGATCGTATTGAATCCAGGAGCACCATAAAAATCAGACCCAAGATTATAACTGAAAGAAAGCAATGCTCCTTTTTGTTTTTCATTCATCTCACTCCAATAAGGAATCTTCGTTAATTTTGGAAGAAAACGATTGAGTATATCGTGTTCTAATAAACGATCAGCGTACTCTTGTGTAATGACTCGATCTCTTTTGAAAGGAGTGTGATCAAAATCACGAGTACTTCCCCAACCAATTGTAATTGGTTTTCCGCCAGTTAAAGGATCTGGATATGCCTTTAAGTGACATCCCTCAAATTCTTTAATTAATTTAATTCCGGATGCTGGAATATTCATGACTTTTTTGCGTCAAAAATTCTCCCCCAACCATCATTACCTTTTGGACACCAGCGGCGAACCAAATCTGAACGCTTATAGACGACACCCTTACCATTTGTAACTGGACCAGTATACCCATCATTCAAAGAACCATATGGGTCATTAATCACATAATCTTCGCCCCTTTTACCAATCACTACACATATGTGCCCACCAGTAGGTGCAGATAGAGGACCCCGATGAAGAATCCCGATACAAACAGGTCTCCTAGCGGCAAGCTCCCTATCAAGGTCAGCAAAAGAAAGATTGTACCTAAATTGTGACTTAATACCATAAGACGCAAGAACTTTGGTTTGAACTGCGTGGTCAGTTGTATCACCAATTGCGAAAACCTTGCGAATGTATGCGTCATCGCCCTTAGGTCCTGAAAGTGTGCCTGGTTTAAAATATTCTAGCACCATCGCACAAGAAGATGAATTACAGGTTCGATTCGCATCTCTATAATTATCTGTTTGTGGATAAAAAGGAACGTCCAAGACACCGGGAGTCTTTGGTGCTTCAACTTTGGATCTGAATATTCTAACCCAATTTGCATCATCATCCATTAACTCTTCTGCTTTTGCAAGAAGATCCTTTTCAAGTTGCTCTACTGCTGCAACGTGCTTTGGATTCTTCTCATCATAAAATCTAAAAAAGTTATGAAGATCGATTAACATTTTAATCTCCTATGTATTCGAGTGAAAAAATATCATGATTTTCAATATCAGGATTCAACCATTCACTAAACTCTGATTGAATTGCGTGTGCTGCTTCAATGTCCTTTCGATGCAAATACTCAATTCGGTCAATTGCCCAATCGTGCGATTTACGAAGAGTTTCTTCCAAAGTTACCATAGTCTTTTCGCAAATAGCGTCCAAGAATATTACTATTATAGAACGCAGGAGTCCCATCGTCAAGTGATTCTCTCAACACATTATTTAGAAAAAGTTGCCTAGTTTCTTCGTAATTACAATCTCCTTTACTTTTATGAAGACTTATAATTTCTCTACTGAAGCACTCTTTACCATATTTTTTTATATCTTCTTTCAATTCTGGACAAGAACCATAATACTTCTTCCAGTCTGATTCTTGTTTTACTTTCCTCTTCTTTCCTGGAGGCGTTCTAAAAGACCAAAAGTACTTTCTACCCCAGTATTGACGGTTATTTTGATTACAAGATATAAGATATACAAAACCAAAATTATCTTCGATATGATGAGACTCAAAAATTTCTCTATTGAATCTCCAAGGATTCTCATAGCTCATATTAAAGTATCTTATGAGCTATTATTTATCTTCAACGGAGACAAACCTAGTCTAGCAATAAAAAAGCACCCCTGTCAAGAGGTGCTTAAGATTATGTTAGAATTTAATCACTTATCCTTTTGTGGCATTCTGGCACCAGTATGATGCCTTTCAACACCACTTTCATCTCTATAAGTTGATCTCTCTGGTCTTGGAGACACATAACCTACACCAGGAACATTTCCAGTCTGTCCTCTTCTTCTAGCTTCGTTTCTCGCTTCTGCCCTTTGTGCTGCTCTACGACGATTTCTGTCGTATTTTGCATCTTCATCAAGAACTTCTTTAACAATGTCTTGAATGACTTCTGCTTCCATTTCAAGCATTACATAATGTGCTTCATCTACGGTCTCTACGTGCCCGTTTGAGAGGAGATACTCCAGTACAAGGTCATAAGCATCATACTCATATGACTGATTTAACATCCTTTCTCTAGCGGTCTGTCTAGGCGCTACGGGGGTTGGTTTTGGAGTCGCAGCAATGGCAGCAGTCGCAGGAGCAACGCTTCCAGAGGCGCTAGGAGAGGTGCTAGGGGCAGCCTTAATAGATTGAGTTGGTGTTGCCGCCTTGAATGCGTTACGATTATTAACTAGACTCTGATTTCCAGCTCCAAGTTTTGAAACCGAAGAAGATTGAACTGATGGCGAATTCATTGGAAGTCTGGATCTCATATCCTTCATTAAAGGATTATCAGTCTGTTGAGTTCCACGAATTCTTGCCTTTTCTGCAGCAGCAGCAGCAAGATTTGGATTTGCTTTTGCCCACTGATCCATTGCAGACCCTGCTGGTTTTGCAGGTGTTGTAGGTCTTGTGGGTGCAGTTTTAGCAGCAGCAGGAGTAGGTGCTACAGGTCTTGTGGGGGCAGGAGTTCTTGTGGGAATTGGAGGTTTTGTAGGTTTTGTAGGAGGATTGGAAGCAGGAGCAGCAGGTACTCTAAGTGCTCCAGGAGAAGAACTAGTTTGAGTGGCATTTCTATCTCTTCCACTACCTCGCATACCATCCATTCCACCACCAGCAACTTGTGGTCTTGATGTTGGAGTTGGTGCTACTTTTGGGGCAGTTGCTTGCCCAGTAGTCATTCTTTGACCCATTTCATTTAAGTATTCTTCATACATCTCTTCCCAGGTATAATCACTCAGGTCATAACCTTCTTCTAAAAGTGAGTTGACCCAGTTTTCAACTTCTTTCCAGATTTGCTCTTCAGTGAGTTCTTGTGAAGCATAAACAGAACTATATGCTTCTAAAAGACCACGTGCGTCACTTACAGTAATTCTAGACATTTCTTCTTTGTAATGCTTTTATAATTTTATTTATAAAAAAAGAAGGTCTTAATGACCCTCAATAAACATCATTTGGTTTTGTATCTTTCCAAATATAAGAATAATCGAAGTCTCCAAAGAAATAATCATCATATTCCGCTGCCCTTTTATAAGCATTCAGGAGTTCTTCAAGATTCCAATCAAAGTTGGAATCCTGCGAATGAGTCTTTGGTAACATCTTGTTTAATTCCTCCAACGATATAAGATTCGACTTCCGTTTCCTGGGGTGCTACTTGAAGACCTTTTGAAGAAATCCAATGTTCAGTCCAAGGAAGTGGGTTATTTTTTGCAGAAATATCATAAAGAGGGCGAAGTCCAATTGCTTTCATTCTACGATTAGCAATCCATTCAACGTACTGCTGTAACAATTTGTCGTTAAGACCAATCATCGAACCATCCTTGAACAGATATTCTGCCCAAAGTTTTTCTTGATTTACAGCATTCTCGAAAGTTTTATAAAACCACTGCTCTTCTTCTTTAGCGATACGTGTCATTTCTGGGTCATCACCCTCTTTCCACTTATTCAGAATGTTCTGAGTAATGACCAAATGTTGGTTCTCATCACGAGCAATCAATGAAATTATTTTTGCACTTCCTTCCATAAGTTTGAGTTCGCCAAATGCAAAACTGCAAGCGAAACTGACATAAAAGCGAATACCTTCAAGAATATTAACATTTGCAACTGCTCTAAACAGTTTTCTTTTGAGTTCATATCTTGTATTTTGTGCGGTGGGAACTTGTTCTAACGCATGAATCCAATCATTAGATGTTCCATAGTGTTGAGCACTGTTGATAAAATCATTATATGCTTCAGTAACACTGACCGCTCTTTCTAAAATGCGATCATCGCGAAGAATTGTATCGAAAACTTCAGATGGGTCTGAATAAACATTTTTAATAATATACGTGTATGAGCGACTATGAATCATTTCCATAAACTCCCACACCTTCATACAGGCTTCCAGTTCAGGTAGTGAACAGTATGGAGCAAATGCCATACCTGGTCCACGACCTTGAACTGAATCCAACATAACCTGATATTTTAGGTTGCTGGTAAAGATATGTTTTTGTTCTGGACGAAGAGATTGATAATCCCCCCTGTCTTTCTGTAAAGAAACCTCTTCAGGTCTCCAAAAATATCCTAGTTGTTGAGTTGTAAGTTTTTCAAAAATTGGGTATTTGTAAGAATCATAACGTTGTATTCCAAGTGGTTGTCCGAAAAACATAGGTTGTTTTTTGGTATCTACTTCTTGAGAGTTAAAAACGGTCATTGATTCGACCATTGATTTCTCCTCTGAATTTTTCTTAAAACTAAAGACCATACTTTCCTCAACGAATTAACTTAACTCACACTGTAATATTTAACCGAATCAGATTTTGCAACTTTCACAATCATCTTCATCGCCACTCATAATATCATCAAGAAGAGATTCCAACTTTTGCTTCTTCTCTTCAACCACTTCATCAGACTTAATGTCGTAAGTATTCTGATAATAACTTGTCTTCCAACCTAACTTGTAGGTCATTAGAAGGTCTTGTGCCATTATGCTAACAGGGACTTCATTATCTGGATAATTTTCTGGGTTATAGGACCAGTTTCCACTAATCGCTTGATCGAAGAATTTTTGCATAACAGCAACAATATTGATATAACCACGATTGCTAGGCATATCCCACAGAAGAGTGTAATTGTTTTTAAGAGTTTGATACTGGGGTACAATCTGCTTAAGAGGTCCCTTCTTTGATTTTTTAATGGACAAGTATCCGCGAGGTGGTTCGATTCCGTTGGTTGCGTTTGACACAACGGAA